TTAGCATTTAATGGCTATCATATCAAGTCTAGAGAAATTGTCCCTAGATGCGAGTTGATGGTCCATTACGACTCTTACTTAACCGCTCAGCGATTCCCGGAAAGGAGAAAAATGTCTATTTATAAACACTATTCTCTTCTAGGGTCACCGATGTGTTCGGGTATACCTTCTTCTAATACACAAAAACGAATGTATTTGTTATTAGTCGAACAAGTATTACCTGAAAGTAAGTTGTCTCGGAAATTTCGTATGTCCTTTGAGCTATATCGGACCTTTTATAGAGCAATTCAGTTTTACTGGAAAGGCTATAAAAGACCTTTTAGTCTCAAAGATATAATTGACATGCGCATTTCTTTTTTAAGAAATCCCGTAAAGTTTACTACCGAATTAAAAGCTCTTTTTAATTCGTTTAGATCAGAAGTATTTTCAAGATCTGAACCGTTAGTAAACAGTTTACGCTATTTCTTTAATGGGGCAGTTTTAGATACCAATAAATTACAATCAGCCGCTTGTATGAGGTCTCTTCCAAGATATGAAGGAGAACTAGACTCGCATATTGCTGATTGTATTAAGCGGTACACTACCCTTCCAGAGAAACAGATTGATCTGTCTCAATGGGAAAGCTGGATCAAAGAATGGTGTAAATTTTACGCACCATATGTTCCGGTCTCTCGATTTCCTATTATTTTAGGTACGGGAGCTTGCCTCGAGTATTCTCGAAGCAAAGGTGGGATCACCAAGGCTGCACTGGAGCTTATGAAACGAACTTTATCACCTGAAATGGATAAAGAGTTTAATAAGGCTCTAGCGAATGTTAAGATGGTACTTCTTTCAACTGACTTAGATGTCTATCGAAAGAACTATTTTCTCATCTATTCTTGCCTTGATGTTCTCGCAGTCCCAATCAAACATGCAAGAACTTGCAAAGAAGGATGTAAGCTACAAGCTTCACATCCTCCTATGTGTGTTCTAGCGTTGGCTGAAAGGGGGTTTAAGGTTCGCTTACCGACTATGACGATCGCACCAATAGTTATACTATCGAAAATACTTCGTCAAGTTGCTGATGCTTACCTTCGCTCCGATCCTAGGATCTCTCCATCATTAAA